TAAAACCACTACCCTCTTTCCAAGCAGTTGTAACAGAATTTTTTGTTACTGATTCGGAAGTGTTAGTGGTAATTCTATCTTTATCTGTTTGAGTATATTGATATTTTAAATATGTTCTACGAATAGCGTCATAGTGATATTGAGCGTAATATTGTAACGCTTCGTCAATTCTATCTTCTAATTGATCGTCATCTACGTTAATTTCTATTACAGGTTTTCCAAGAGCCCTTAAAGCGTATTGTTTTAAACCTTCTCTACTTGATGGTGTTGCCATTATAAACCTTTTTTAAGCTTGTTTTATTACTATTTATAACAAAAAAATCAGTATTAACCAAGTGCAACAGCCTGAGCAATAGCGAAAGCGGTAGACGCTTTATTATCTAATTGTGACTGAATATTAGATGATAAGTTATTTAAATATTGAAATTCTGTATTAGAAATAGATCCATCACCAATTTTAGTGGCATTAATACCACTTTTTAATTCTTCATCTCCTACATTAGAGAGTGTATTATTATCAGCGTCTATCGTCTTATTAGTTAAAGTATCTGTTGATCCTGCTAAAATATATGATTGTAAATCTGAAATATCTGCTTCAACAATAGTAATCGTGTTACTAGCAGTATTAATAGTTTTATTAGTTAAAGTATCTGTTGTATCTTGTAATACGATTGTACCTGAAGCATTTGGTAAATTAATTGTTCTATCCGCAGTAGGATCAATTACTCCTAATATTGTTTCATAGTCATCTGCAGTTGAACCTTCAAATGTAAATGAACTAGTAATTTCTATAGTTGATGAATTAATAGTAGTTGTTGTACCTGTAACATTTAAATTACCTTGAATAGTTGTTGTACCTGTAACAGTAAGTCCTTCAGCGATTGTAATTAAAGATGAATCTGTAGATGAAAGAGTTGTTCCTGAAATTCCTATTGCTGAACTTTGAACACCGTCTGTTCCATTACCTAAAAGAATAGCATTTGACGTTAGTGTAGTTACACCAATACCACCATAGGCTACACCAACAAATTCTCCTGATTGATATTCAGCAAGACCTGTTGCTACACTACTTTCGTTATAGACTGCTCGTATCGGTGTTTTTGCTACCATATTAATTCCTTAAAAATAAAATAATGTGTTTCCTTGTTCATATCCCAAAATTGAACCATCTGATGTAGTAAATGAAGCAACTACTTTATTAGGATCTGCCTTAAAATCTAACTTCGTATTCTGGTTAGCCAAACCACCTGATGTAGTATAAAATGGAACCGATTGAACTGGAGAACCATCTGTTCCCGCAAGAGCAATATTCTTTGTAACTCCACTTGACACTGTTACATTTGAATTTAGAGGTAACGTAGCTCCCGTAGCCGAAATAGAAATAGTTCCTGTTCCGTCAGAAGATATAGTTGAACCACCAATATCAATTGTATTACCTGCCAAATATAATGAACGAAATCTTTTAGAAGTCGAACCCAAATCATAAGTTTCAGTTGTATCAGGCAAAAGGTGTTCTACTATTGCACCTAAATCAACACTACTATCGCTAAAATTAGCAACAGTAACAATACTAGCACCATTTCTAACAAAAACCTTTTTATCAGTTATGTTAATAGCTACTTCGCCGTCTTCTAAATCACTAGTAGTCGGTATAAGAGAGGCTGTAGTTGTTCTCTTTAGTTTTAAAACTGTTGACACTTAGTAATCTCCTCAATTAATAATTAATTAAAATGTTCCGCCGTCTAGGCCTGTTACCGTTACTACTCCAGTTGATACTAAAAAGTTCACAGAACTAAATGAAGCAACACCCTTATTGGCTGATGTTGCTAATTCAGCAGTGATAGTTAACGTATCACCTGATTGAGATGTATCAATACCTTCGCCACCTGATACAGTTAGAGTATCTCCTAAATCAATATCTTGGTTACCACTATCAGTAGTAACATTAATAATACTATTTGCTAATTTAGCATTAGTAACATTAGCGTTTGTAATTTTTATAGTTGTTACTGCATCACTAGCAAGTTGATTGGTACCAACACCCGAAGCTTTAATTCTTAAAGCGTCACCTGATACCTCAATAGTTGTATCATCAACTTCAACATCTAAAGTATTACCAGTTTTTGATAAAGCAGCCCCAGCACTAATTTGACCAGCGCCAGAGAATTGAGCAAAAACAATATCAGACGAACCTAAAGTTGGTGTGCCATTATGAGTAGCAACATAACCATTGTCAGCATTTGCTGTACCTTCTTCTACAAAGAAGAATGTTCCGCCTGTTAATTCAGCAGCTGTGTCAGCGTCAGGACCTCTTGTTAATACAAAAGCCGCACCAGCACTACCAGTAGTCGTTACTGTGTAGATACCATTTTGAACAGCACTTGCTTGATCTTTAATTAAAACTCTATCTCCTTCAACTACAGCAGCACCATCAATACTTAAAGCACCATTGGCATTAGCTGTTATTGTACCATCGCCGTTATCGTATGTAGAAGTAGCTAAAGCTCCAGTTGTAGCAAGTCTTACGGACTCTTTTACATCTAAACCATTTGCAACACTATCAACATAAGATTTTGTAGCAGCATCCTGAGCACTTGATGGATCAGTTACGTTTGTAATTCTACTTGAATCAACATCAACAACACCAGTACCTTTTGGACTAAGTTTTAAATCAATGTTTGTATCGCCACCACTAGTAGCAATCTGTACAGCGTTTCCTGTAGCAGCGTTAGTAATTTCTAACTCGTTGACAGCAGATGTTGTAGTTTGTAATAAAATTAACTCATTACCGTTTGCGTCAGCAATAAAACCACCATCAACAAATTTAGGTGCTGTAAGTGTTTTATTAGATAATGTTTCTGTACCTGTTGTAGAAACTAATGTAGCGTCTGATACAGCAGTATTAAATTCTGCTAAAGTACCTGTTAAAGTTCCTTCAGATAAATCTAATGTAACAGTATTATTAGCACTATCAATTGTTTTGTTTGATAACGTATCTGTACTTGAAGCCGTAATGTACGAACCTAAGTCAGAAATGTCTGCCTCAACAATTGTAATTGTGTTACTAGCAGTATTAATAGTTTTGTTTGTTAAAGTTTCAGTACCAGCCAATGTAGCAAAAGAGCCATCTTGTAAAGCAGTATTAAACTCGGCTGTTGTACCTGTTAAAGTATTATTGCCTAAATCAATTGTCTTATTAGTTAAAGTTTGAGTTCCAGAGTTTGTTGTAATTGTACTATCAATAGCAAATGTAACTGTATTACCAGAACCACTTGTATCAATACCAGTACCACCTGTAAAGGTTAATGTTTCACTATCTAAATCAATAGCAAGAGCACCGCCACTATCAGCTTGAAAATCTAAATCTTGAGCAGTAACTTGTGCATCAACATAAGTTTTAATTGCCTTAGCAGAAGCAAGAGTTGTATCGCCAACGGCTACACTTGAAAGGTCTGTATCTAAAACACCAGAAGCAAAGTCAGCAACTTCAATATTTGATATTGAGTTACCTGTTCCGTTAGCGTCAAAAGTTTTATTAGTTAATGTTGTAGTAGATGAAGCTGTGACAACTGTACTATCAATAGCAAATGATATTACATTATCTGAAACTGTTGTATCAATACCAGTACCACCAGTAAATGTTAGTGTTTCACCTGTATTAAAAGTATCACTTGCTCCTGAGTCAGCAGCAAGAGTTAAACTTGATGTGACAGCAGCCCAAGTTAAATTTCCAGAACCATCTGTTTGTAAAAACTCATTAGCACCTCCATCATCACTTGGTAATGTAAGTGTGTAAGAGGCAGCTAAAGAATTTGGAGCTTTGATGGCAGCAAAATGAGCACCGTTGTTAGTACCTTCATTTAATTTTAATGTACCACCTGTAGCAGCACTATTACCTATAAAGATTTCATCAATTGCTTTATTAATATCTACTAGTAAAGCTGATGAAGCTGTTAGTGTTCCTGGTACGTGATCTGTTAAATTTGTAAAATACTTACCACCGATAATATCTATATTAGCAGCTACGCCTTCTGTTTCAGTACCGGTTCCTATAAAAATTCTATCACCATTATTACCTTGAGTACCCGTGCCGTACGTATAGGCTAATTCACCTTGACCTAATTCTGATGGTGCCGTTGTTCCCGAGGATCGTTTTATTTGAATTATTGTTGCCATTTAATTCTCCCTAAAAAATACCACCATTAAATTTTAATGTTCCTGTGGTCGTTTCGATTGTTGATTTTGTAATAAATTTATCACTAGTTGCATCATATTGAATCAAAGAGCCATCATCTAAGGTAGTAGCATTCACGTCAGTCAATGAACGAAAAGTATTTGATGAAGATATACTTGGAACTGTTACAGAAACCTGTTGAGGTCCTGAAGATGTTGAAGTATTAATCTTCGCAGTAGTACCACTATTATTATTAATTACAGCTCTAACCATTAGTTACTCTCTCTATTTAATTACTTATATTTATAATGTAAAAGTAATGTAAAATTATCTAGTAACAGAAGGACTGGTAGTCACAATACCCTCAATAACTCGGGTAATTGTACTATCAGAAGTTCTTGTTATTTCAACGTCATAAACGTAACGAGCAGGTGCTTCAAGAGCTTCAGTTTGGTCTGCTGTTAGTGATAATGTAATGACACCAGATGCAGGTGTACTAATTGCTGTAGTAAAAACAATACGTGTTCTTGTAGAGGCATATCCAAGTGCCATTTTGCCTTCAGCAGAATAGCCTGTTAAATCAAAAATATCTCCATTTGAATCAGTAACGGATACATCCGAACTGAACGAAGTTCCTTGGTCAATTCTAAGATTTGCAGTAGCCGCCATTTAAATTATTTTTTAATTTCTTCTAATTCTTGTTTAACCGGTATCTCTTTTTTAATTTCATTATTATAATAGTCTGTTAACACGGATATTTTCTCAAGCTCTAACTCGTGTCTTAATTTAGACTGCTGTATTTCAGCTCTAGCCACAATAACATTTTTACATCTTATTGATAATTCACTATCTTTATAAGTTGTTCCATCGATTGTATATGTTCTTTCTTCACTCATAATTTACTCACTTTCTTTTAATTTAATTATTGGAATTTGTATCTTATGATTACTATTCC